GCAGCGTCCCTAGCAGCGTCCCAAGCAGCGGCCCAAGCAGCGTCCCTAGCAGCGTCCCAAGCAGCGGCCCAAGCAGCGTCCCTAGCAGCGTCCCTTAATTTGTCGTTGCCGGTCATCAGGTAATCAAGGACAACATCCGGCGCGTCCCACTTATCAACACAAGAGATAGCTTGCATGCGGGCGAAGTAGCGGAGCATTTCGGTTGCATCCATGCGGGCAATGATCTTGCGCTCCGGTGCTGCAATCTTGTCGTCAGCGGTAACAATTTCACCGCGCAAAGCAACACGGCAAAGTGTTGCGCCGGGCGCGTACTGAAGCGCATCAAATGGATTGATGGATGCGTGTAGACCAGATGCGCAAAGGACAACCGGCCCGTTATGCTTGAGCCACACGCCATCTTTTGGAACTGGTGAACCGTCGCGCAGCTTCTTGCCTACGAAGTGCCACGCTAAAACCTCCCTGTCGCTCATTTGCCTGCTCCCCTCTGTGTGCTGCGAAGTGCAGCGGATGGGAGAAGAATAGCAAGACGCTATGTGCCTGTCAACAGCAAAATGCTAGATAATTTGTAACAATTTCTTGAGGGGGTGGGGGGGGGATGTTAAGAATTGTTGTACTTATCCGGCGATAACTTACGTAGATGTAAGATTTCGTTTGATTTTTCCGACAATTGGGGGGGGGGGGAAGCTATTTTCTGAACGGCTGCGGGAATGTCGCCGCCGAGCGAGACTGACTCAAAAACAACTTGCACAAGAATTGTCAGTCAGCAGGGATTCCGTTACCCGATGGGAGGGCGGGCATGATGTGCCAAGCGCCCGAATGGTTGTAGCCATTTCAAAAACGCTAAACGTCAAGATGGCGTATTTGGTCGGACTATCAAAAACCAGCCGCAGGGTGTTGATCACGCCAGCCAATGAGGAACTGGTGGAAGTATTTAACCAACTGTCTCCCTCGGCACAGGACGCGCTGCTGGAAACTGCAAAGGACGCGCTTCGGCTTGAACGGGCCGTTAGCCGCAGGATGGAATCTAAAGACGGCTAGGCGTGTTGTAGTCGCTTGTGGTGTTTTTTGAGGGGTTCCGGCGTGGCAGCGGATTCCTTGGAATAAATCCTATTTGCCGCCCCGAGAAGTTGGTCCCGCCCGTCCTCTGAAAGTTTGGCGTAAATATCCACGATTCGGGCTATAGACGGGTCTATTGGAACTGGCAAGTCGATCCTATCCATTTCGCCACGATCTAGCCCGAGCTTTCCTTCTATCTCCCTGGCGAGCTTATCCCCTACATCTCGGTGCCTAGTCAGTAGCTGGCTGATGTGGGCTGCGTTCATTCCGTAACGACGAGCGAATTCTGCTTGGCTATTCTCCGCTCGCTCTCGGATGAATCGGCGCAAGTTGGCAACCCTGATTTCTTTAGCGTCCATCGCTACAACGTAGCAAGTCGCCGCGTCCACGGCAATTCGCAGCATGCTATTGACAGGCATATAGCGGGGTGCTATAGTTTTCGCATGGACGCTCAAAACTACTTGAAAACACACGGCCGCGCAGCGGCTGAAAAGGTGGCTCAGTTGGCTGGCACGAAATACATCTACCTCTGCCAGATAGCCAGCGGGCACAGGAAGCCCTCTCCGAAATTAGCGAAGGCATTAGTACGCGCCTCCGGCGGAGAGATGACCTTGGAAAGCCTGCGGCCCGACATTTTTGGTGATGTTCATGCCTAGCTTAATGGGGCCATCAGGGGAAAGCGCAATGAGCAAGCGCGAAATATATCGGAGGAGGTGTTCATGAGCATGCCGCAATGGTTAGCCCCGAAGCCCCCTCAGTTCAAGGGGCAGATTCGCCGTCATCGTTCCGTGATGTATGAGCCTTCCCGAGAACAGGAATACATACAGCACAAGCAGCAGTGGCTGGATACGCACCCTGAAGCAACGGCTGATGAATGCCTTGCGGCCTTCCGCAAGATCGCTCAAAGGTGCGGCATATGAGGGATTACGGCAAGGTCCACACATCGTTCTGGAGCAGCGCCACCATTCGCTCCATGAGTGAGGACGGCAGGACGCTTGCCATGTACCTCTTGACCAGCCCCCACACCACTATTTCAGGGACTTTCAGGCTCCCTGATGGGTACGTTTGCGAAGACCTTCAGTGGACCGCTGAAAGGGTTTCCGAAGGGTTTGCGGAACTGTTCCACAAGGGTTTCGCTAACCGTTGCGAAACCACCAAATGGGTATGGATTCGCAAGCATCTGGAGTGGAACCCCCCCGAAAACCCAAATCAGCGGAAAAGCGCCCAAAAGATTGTTACCTCAATTCCGCAAGAATGCATGTGGCGCATTGATTTCATTAGGGAATGCGGCGAAATCATTGGAATGCAGCCGGAACCCTTGGCTAACCCTTCCGAAACCCTTTCTAAACCAGTAGCAGTAACAGTAACAGAAGTAAATACATTGTCCGGCAAGCCGGACGCTGACCCCGAACCGAAACCCCCAAGGGCTGACTACACGCCCCAATCGCGGGAGGTTCTCGAATACCTCAACCAGCTTGCGGGGAAGTCTTACCGACCCGTCAAGGCGAATCTCGATCTCATCACAGCACGACTCAAGGAGGGTTTCAGCGTGGATGACCTATGCGCGGTGGTACAGCGAAAGACGGAGGAATGGCAGGGCAAGCCGGACATGGAGGCTTACTTGCGGCCCGAGACTTTATTCGGGGCTAGGAAGTTCGCGCAGTACAGCGGGCAGCTTTCGCAATCTGGCGGGGTGAGGGTGGACGCATGAAAACCGAAGCTTTCCTCTCGCGGCTGCAAAAGGTCAAGCCCCACGGTAAGGGCAGAACTCTCCCAAGCCAGAAATACTTGCTGGAATGCCTGCGCCTTGATGATGCAAGCGGAATGCTTTTTTGGAATGTCAGGCCAGAAACTCATTTCCAAACCAAGCATGAATTTCAAAGGTGGAATTCCAGATACGCAAACAAATGCGCATCAATTCCGGGCGGCCAGGGCTACTACCTAACGTGCATAGATTCGCAAAGATACAAAACTCACCGAATAGTGTTTTGCATGGTTCATGGGCATGACCCCGCTGATCTGCAAATAGACCATATAAATGGTGTTCGCAGTGATAACCGCCCATGTAATTTAAGGCTTGCAACTCAGAGCCAAAACACTATCAACTTTAAAGGCGCAAGGGCTGATAGTTCGCATGGTTTCAGAGGGATTAGCTGGAAGGCAAAAAATAAAAAATGGCAAGCGTCGGTATGTGTTGGTGGCAAGAATAAATACTTGGGCCTTTTTGATACGCCTTATGAAGCTAAGGCTATGGCTGACGCAGCTAGAAAACTTGTCTTTGGAGAGTTTTATGCGGGTTGATGAATTTCTTTCCAAATTGAACAAGGTCCGCTCACATGGAAAAGGTAAATGGGTTGCGATTTGCCCTGCACATGCAGACCGCTCCCCGTCCTTGTCTATCGCGGAAGGTGACGATGGCCGCGTCCTGGTTCATTGCTTTGCCCTGTGCCCTGTCTCGGATGTGGTTGCGGCTGTCGGAATGAACCTGTCCGACCTTATGCCAGAGCGGGAGATAGACGACCCCCGGCCCAAGCGGATGAAGTTTCTCGGTTCTCAAGTCATGGACAGCCTAGCCCTTCAGAGCCTCATCGTGGCGACAGCAGGGGCCGACATAGCAGCAGGTAAGGAACTATCCGCAGAAGACCGCAAAGCCGTTGCACAGGCCGCAGCGGCGATTCAGGAGGGGGTGAGATATGCAACTGCTTGAACGAGCCACGGCGGGCCTTCAACTGATTCGGGATACGGATTTCAGTAAGTACCTGGACCCCGAAGAACACGCAAGGGTAATCCCTGCTGAAACGCTGGCCGAAGAGGTGAAGCGTCGCATGCTTTTGGGCAAGGAACGGGAAACCGGCCTCACCCTGCCGTGGATGAAGGCGCAGGACAAGGTGCTGATACGCCCCGGCAAGCTCATCGTGTGGTGCGGATGGAGCTATCACGGCAAGTCTCAAGTCCTCAAGCACCTGATGGTCGAGGCGATCTCTCAGGGCGAGCGGGTGTGCATGGCGAGCATGGAGGAAGAAGTCCGCGAGATATGGGAGGAAATGGGCTATCTGGCGATGGCTACGCGTTACCCATCCCCGAGAGATATAGACCAGTGGGTAAGCCTGTTCGCGGGAAAGCTTTGGTTTTACGACCAGCAGGGCAGGGTTAAGCCAGAGAAGCTTAAAGCCGTGATCCGGTACGCCGCAAAGGAATTGAAGGTTACTCACTTCGTCATTGATTCACTGATGATGATTGGCGTATCGCGGGATGACTACGAGCTACAGGGCCAGTTCATCGCGGACATGAAGGCCGTAGGCGAGGACACAGGCTGCACGATTCACCTTGTCTGCCACATGCGCAAGACCGATTCCAGAGGCGGTGAGGATCAACCTGGAAGCGTCCACGATATTGCAGGCCCGCACCAGATTAGCAGCATTGCGGACAGCATATTCAACGTATGGCGCGACAAGAACAAGAAAACAGAATGGCCCGCAGTGCTGAAGGTGGAAAAGCAGCGCGGCTCTGTGAACTGGATTGGGTCTTTAGGGTTGGGCTATGACACAGCATCAAGGCAGTACACGAACGAGGTCGGCGGGGCAGTCAAGAACTACTGCGGCAGCAACGAGAAACCTTTCTAAAGAGGAGCGGAGGAAAGCCATGCCAAAGACAGCAGCAACACTAGACGCCTTCGCCAAAGTGTTTGGCGCACCTGTAGCGATAGCGGCGGAAGAAAACAATCACCGGATTGTGTGGGGTGCGTGGTGAGTGCGTTTTATGAAAGCGCTCCGCAAGGCGTACACATTCCAGCCGCAAAGCTTAACGATGTGTTGGTGAAGCGGATTAGGAAAGAAAACGCGGCCAAGGAAATGGCGAAGAAGGCATTAGACGAGCAATTCAGCATTGCGGCGTTAGCAAAAAAGTACGGAGTTCATGTCAATACGATTGTGAAAGTTCTTAGCTATGAAACATGGCGGCATGTTCAAGACTAAATGCGCTTGCTGCGGCGCTCCAATCACAGAGCTTGTGCGGGTGGCTAGGGCGTGGTGTTCGCCAGGGTGCAGGGAGGCGGACGAATGATGCACCTAGCCGGTCAGGTCGTAACACACAAGGAACTAGAAGATGCCTTCGCCAACAGAGCGCAGCTTGAAACACTTACGGGAGCAGGGCTACCGGGTGGCAGTGGTGGAGAAATGGAACCCGCATGCGCGAATCAGGCAAGACCTGTTTGGATTCATAGACCTGTTGGCAATCAGGGGAGCGGAAACTCTGGCGGTTCAAACGACCAGCCGGGGGAATGTCTCCGCCAGGGTCAAGAAGATAACAGAGGCTGATGCGCTGGCGGATGTGCGGAAGGCTGGATGGAGGATTCTGGTGCATGGGTGGGGCAAGCTTAAAGACGGATGGACACTCAAGGAGGTGGATGTCTCATGAACGAAGTCAGGCACTACAGCAAAGAGCAGAAAGACCCGAAGGAGTTTGCCTGCGGGCGTAAGCCAGAGGAAGGGGACGCGTGGAGCATCTACCCGTGGGGCGTGACTTGCCCGCTGTGCAATCGGGCGCTGTGGGAAGCGGAGGAAAGGCGGGGATGATGTTGTATACGCGCAACATGCTAATAGTCCAACCACAACCGATAGCGGTTAATAGAAATATCACAACTAGAATTAGTTGCAGTCCGCGCTTCAGATACGATACTGTACAGATATACAGTATTGGCTGGGCGGACAACGCAAGCGGCCAATACGGCAGGGCGGTTACTTGGGGTTCTTCACAGCCGCAGCGTGGGTGCGAGAGTTCTAGAGCGCGAAGAGGTGTGGCATGCAAGCCGCAGATAGTCTGGAACAGTGACAGCGTTGCATTGCGACTGTCATGCCTGGAAGCGATGGATGGCTCCGCAGGGGTAGTACGCACGAACGGGCAGGGGGATGCTTTGCCTGTTCGCTCCGGATTCACCACAGGGGTAATAGGGTAATGAGCATTCCAGAAGACCCCGACTGGTCCGAGGTAATCCTTGATATCACTAAGCACACAGGCTGGAACGAGGCATTAATTGGGCAAAAGGTCGGTCTAGACGGCAGCACTATCAACAACCTGAAAAACAAGCGTTACGGCACCCGCTACACGCCCGGCGCAAAGCTGTTAAACCTTCGGGATAAGGTCAAAAATGGCGGATATAAAATTAGTGCTTGAGAATTGGGCTAGATGGGCGCGGGACAGGTATCACCGGCAGCACTGCGCCAGCATTGAACACAGGTACGCCAGAAAGACGCGACCAGACGAAACGCCTACGGGGTGGGGGGATTGGGAAACCTCATCGCCGGATGCCATTGCGCCACCGTTGGACATCCTGCAAGCGGTCGAAGTCCAGAAGGTCATAGGGCGGCTGGGCTTCCAATACGCATGGGCGCTGACCTTCGGATATTGCTATCCGAGATATGACCGCTGGAAGGCGGCGGCATTTTGTGGTGTCTACCGTCCGGAGCGGCTTACACGCCTGATTCGCAAGGCTGAGCACATGGTTGCAAATAACTTGCAAACTCAAATCGGCGGCAGGTATAAGACAGATGTAATTAGTCCGCGTACAGGCGCAAATCCTGATAGCCCTATCCGGGAAAGATCGGCCAGTCGGCCCGGTCTGGTATTCCGGAAAGCGGCATAGAACCCAAGAATTCAGCCGCCCCCGGAGCAGCCCCACATCCCTCCCTCTGTGACCGGGATGCTACCGGGCGGCGCTGAACCTAACCGGAAGCGGCTACAAGGAGTTAAACGTGGATCAGTTCTTGAGGGATCGTCTTTATTCCTCGATTGAGCGTTTGCCGTGGTCTGGATGCTGGATTTGGACAAAATCCACCGGGACGCATGGATACGGCGACGGCCGATATAACCAAAAAGGTTATTTGGCTCACCGCCTATCTTACGAAATGCATAAAGGGCCTATACCGGCTGGATTGCAGGTTTGCCACCGCTGCGATGTCCGGCCGTGTGTAAATCCTGAACATTTGTTTTTAGGTACAAATCTTGAAAACATTCAAGACAGCCAAGCAAAGGGGCGTAGGACCGGGCCAAGAACTCGGCCAAGTGGCCTGACTTACAAGACAGGTACCCCAGCCCAGCGCAGGCGCGCACTAGCAATGACAAAAATTAAAGAGGAAATGTTGCCCGATCTGATTGCAATGCGGCGTGCTGGGAAAACGCAACGACAAATTGCTGCATTACTTGGGGTATCTCAGGCTTCAATCAGCCTAAAACTAAAAAATATAGATTCATGATCCGAATCTTTGTTGGTTATGACGAGCGGGAAGCTGTTGCGTATCACGCTTTCTGCCAGTCAGTCATCGAGCGAGCTTCAGAGCCGGTCCAGTTCATCCCCTTGGCGAAGAACATGCTTGCCGGCTTCGACGGCCAGCGGGACGGGTCTAACGCCTTCATCTACAGCCGATTCCTGATCCCTTCGCTTATGGGCTTTAAGGGGTGGGCGATCTTTGCGGATGGGGACATGATTTGCAAGGCCGATATTGCGGAATTGTGGGCGCTGCGCAATCCCTGGATGGCGGTCCATGTGGTGAAGCACGATTACAAGACCAAGCACCCGGTCAAATATCTCGGGGCCAAGAACGAGGATTACCCGAAAAAAAATTGGTCCAGCCTGATTCTCTGGAACTGTGAACACTTCCGCAACCGGCAACTGACTAGGGAAATGGTCAGCAAGGCTACAGGAGCGGATTTGCATCGCTTCTCATGGCTTCCGGATGACCGGATAGGGGAACTGCCGCTGGATTGGAATTGGATCGTGAGCGAGTACCCCGAAAACCCGGACGCAAAGCTCTTGCACTATTCGATTGGAACACCTTGCTTCCCGGATTACAGCCGGTGCCCGCAGGCTAGGGACTGGCACGATGTCCATAGGCGCATGAATGAACCCAACTGAGCCAACCCATGCCTGCCCTAAGTGCAGGATGCTGTATTTCGAGCCGGGAATATGCAACTGGTGCAGCCCTGATACTGAGGTTGTGCCGTACAAGCCGATACCTGAACCCCCTAAGTTCCCCGTAATAGACGAGGAACCATAGACCAACCCTCGCGGAGTCTGTATGTCAAAAAATCAACAGGTTGAATTAAGTTAAATGGGTGCGCCGTTCGGGAACCATAACGCCGCCAGAGCTAAACAGTGGCAAGCAGCCATTGAGCGGGCTTTAGAGCGTATGGCAGACCCATCCATTAACCCAGATATGCCTATCGCTAGAACGCCGAAGATGAAGGCGCTGGACATGATTGCCGATGCGTTTGTGCTGAAGCTGTCCACTGAGCAAGATTTGCCATTCTTCCGGGAGTTTGGCGACAGGCTCGACGGCAAACCCGCGCAGTCTATAGGCGGCTCTGATGACCTGCCCCCTGTGAGGATGGCTTTTGGGTGGATGAAGCCCGAATAACCATCCCCTACGCACCCCGTAGGCTACAGCTAGAACTGCACAACAAGCTAGACACTCACCGATTCGGGGCCGCTGTTTGCCATAGACGGTTCGGTAAGACGGTTCTAGCCATCAATCACTTGCTAAAGGCGGCGCTTACCTGCGAGAAGCCCCGCCCACGGTATGCGTATGTCGCCCCCACCTACAAGCAGGGCAAGGCGATAGCTTGGGATTACCTGAAGTTTTACGCCGGCGTGATTCCTGGTAGGCAGTTCCACGAAACCGAGTTAAGGGTAGATCTGCCCAATGATTCGCAGATACGCATTTACGGGGCTGATAACCCCGACAGCATGCGCGGGATATACCTTGATGGAGTGGTGCCCGATGAGTACGGGTTGCAGCCTTCAAGGACGTTTAGCGAGGTTTTAAGGCCCGCTCTGTCTGACCGGCAGGGATGGGCTTTTTTCATTGGTACGCCCAACGGTAAGAATCATTTCTACGATGTTTGCCAGCAGGCCAAACGGGGCGGGGAGTGGTTCTTCGCTGAATACCGGGCGACTGAGACAAACATCCTCCTAGCGTCTGAGCTTGCATCAGCCAAGGAATCCATGACTGCGGACGAGTTCGCGCAGGAATACGAATGCTCTTTCGAGGCGAGCGTGAAAGGTGCTGTGTTTGCGGATGAACTGCGGAGAGCGAGGGAAGGCAAGCGAGTCCGCGAGGTTCCCTATGACCGCATGGCGCTGGTGGATACCTATTGGGACTTGGGTATCGGGGATTCGACTGCGATCTGGTTTGTTCAGCAGGTGGGGTCTGAGATCAGGCTGATTGACTACTACGAAAACTCAGGTGTTGGACTGGACCATTACGCAGGCGTCTTGCGTAGCAAGGGGTATTCGTATGGCTCCCATGTCGGCCCGCATGACATAGAGGTGCGGGAATTGGGGTCTGGTAGGTCACGCAAAGAGATTGCTCAAGAGATGGGGGTTAATTTCGAGGTTGCCCCGAATCTCAAGCTGGAAGATGGAATAAATGCAGCGCGGCTGATCTTTGATCGGTGCTACTTCGACGAAAACAAGTGCAAACAAGGGTTAGAGGCGCTCATGAACTATCGTTGGGACTACAACACAAGGATTGACGAATTCAAGCCCGTGCCGGTTCATGATTGGGCGAGCCACGGATCGGACGCTTTTCGTATGCTGGCGGTGCGTTCCAAGCGTTCCGAGCAGAAGGCCCCGGCTATCAAGTACACCGGGCGCGGCATCGTATGATGACCGAGCAGGAACTGCTTGCGATTATCGAAGCAGAAGAAAAGCGGGCGCTTGGCTATGGCGATGGGGAACTGTCTGCCGAGCGTGAGCAGGCGCTGAAGTATTACAACGGCGATCTGTACGGGAACGAGCAGGAAGGGCGCTCAAGCATCGTTACCCGCGAGGTAGCGGACACGGTTGAATGGATTCTGCCGACGCTGCTGGACATCTTCACAGCGTCAGACAAGGCGGTGGAGTTCCAGCCCGAAAAGCCGAACGACGAAGAAGCCACCAAGCAGGCTACGGACACCTGCAATTATGTCTTTTACAAGCAGAACAATGGTTTTGTAGCCCTGTATTCCTTCTTCAAGGACGCGCTGATCCAGAAGAATGGATACGTGAAGGTCTACTACGAGAAGGGCGAGAAAGCCCGCAAAGAGACTTACAGGGGCTTGACGCAGGGCCAGTTCATGCAGTTGCTTGGGCAGCCGAATATTGAGGTCAAGGCGCACAGCGAGTATCCCGACCCGTCAGTGCCTCCGATGGCTCCAATGGCTATGGCGGTGGGTGGTGCGATGGGCCAGCCTCCGCAAGTTTCGATGCTGCATGATGTAATCGTTGAGGTTACGCAGCAGTACGGAAAAGTATGCGTTGATCCTGTGCCCCCTGAGGAAATGCTGATTTCCGTGGACTTGGGGCAAGTGGATCTTCAGAAGGCCACGTTTGTTGCCCATCGGTGTCAAAAAACCCTGTCCGATCTTGCGGATATGGGCTATGACACAGATGAATTGTCCGCTGGTGGAGATGATGACAACGTAGTTGAGTCCTCTGGTGAGTGGCTAGAGCGCAGGCAGTACGACGAGGAACAGACCTACAGCCAAGCCGAGTCTGCTGTGATGGACCCGACCATGCGTAAGGTGTGGGTGACGGAAGCCTACATCCGCGCAGACTATGACGGCGACGGTATTGCCGAGCTTCGCAAGGTGATGAAGTGCGGGCGGGTGGTGCTAGAGAACGAGGAAACGGATGTGATTCCGTTTGCGGCGATTACTCCGGTGATCATGACCCATCGGCACATCGGGAAGTCAGTGGCCGACCTGATTATGGACTTGCAGCTCATCAAGTCCACGCTGATGCGGCAGGTTCTGGACAATATCTACTTCACGAATAGCCCCCGGCAAGCGGTTCTGTCCAACTCTCAGGGTGTGCCGCAGGCTAACCTAGATGACCTTCTGACCGTCCGCCCTGGTGGGGTGGTGCGGGAGTACGTGCCCAATGCCGTCAGGCCGCTCACAGTGCCGTTTATGGGGCAGTACGGACTTCAGGTCATGGAATATATCGACACGGTAGGCGCGAAGCGTACCGGAGTCACTGAGAACCTTGCGGGGCTGGATTCTGACAGCCTGAACAAGACCGCTAGAGGCGCAACCATCACGCAAAACAACGCGATGATGCGGATCAAGCTGATTGCCCGGATATTTGCTGAGACTGGCGTTAAGGCCATGTTCAAGCTGATCCTGCATTGCCTCGCTACGCATCAGGACAAGGCGATGATTGTCCGGCTTACGGATAAGTTCGTAGAGGTAGACCCGAGAGGATGGGATACCTCATGGGACATGACCGTTAATGTGGGTCTTGGGACGGGGAACAAGGATCAGCAGTTAGGCCACTTGCAAGCCATTACGCAGGCTCAGATCGCGTTTATGCAGGCTGGTCTGCCCATCGTCAACCCGAAGAACATCTACAACGTACAGGCTCGGATTGTTGAGAATGCCGGCTTTAAGTCTGTCGAAGAATTCTGGACCGATCCTGAACAACAGCAACAACAGCCGCAACAACCTCCGCAGCCTGACCCCCGCATGATCCAGATGCAGCAAGAGCAGCAATTCAAGCAGCAGCAGGCTCAAGCGGATATGCAGATTGAACAGGCGAAGATGCAGCAGCAGGCGCAAGCAGACGAGCGGCGCATGCAGTTGGATGTGGCTAAGTCTCAAGCGCAGATGCAACTAGAGCGCGAGAAGGCAGAGCAGGACTTCGCCATTGAACAGGCCCGCATGCAGCTTGAGGTTGAAAAGACCAAAGCGCAAATCATGCTGGAGCAGTTGAAGGCTAAAGCGGGAATTGCACTGCAACGTGAGAAGGCTCAAGGCGATCTAAGCTTGCGTTCAGGGATTGCCGAGATGCAGGCTCGCCAGATGCAGGAACAGCCGGAAAAAGAAGATGACGAAGACGAAGACCGGCTTGCAGAAGCGTTAGAAGGCATAACAAAGTCGTTTGAAAGCGTAGCTGCTGCGCTATCTAGGCCCAAGAAGCTGATTCGCGGTGCTGACGGAAGGGCCGAGGGCATTGAATGAGGGTCAGGCATAGCACAGCCTCGGATGCAACATTTAGCACTGAAGGTGCAGGTGCTTGGGATGCAGACCACACCCTAGAAAACGTATGGACAGAGCTAGAAGTTGATTTTGGCACCAAGCCTGTCTATGACGCCACGTTTCAGATTACAGATGCTGCCATTACAGCAACATCTAAGGTCGTGGTTATGCAAAGCGGGAAAACCGCGACTGGTCGGGCATCTGGTGACATGCAGTGGGATGCCGTGAATTATGCGGCAAATGCAGATGATGGCTTTGCCACTTGTTACGCATTGTGTTCTCCAGGTCCGATTGTCGGGCGGCGGATTCTCTACTATCAGGTGATTTAATGGCTGTTATTGATTCTGGCTCCAACAGTGCGGGTAAGGCGAATGTAGACGCAAATTATAATCTGCAAGCCGTTTTGCCTGGGAACACGGCGGCTGGAGTTGCCCAAGGCGGCGGAACCGCTGCGGCTGGTTTTGCTGCAATGCTGTCTGAAGTTGATTCCGGCTCCGTGACTGGCTCAAGGTTAGTGCGCGAGCCTGAAGTCTCGCAAGATTACCGTGTTCGTGTAGGCATGGACACGCTGCTGTTTTCTGACACGTTCAACGCATCAGCGCAGAACACCTCGCTTTGGTCTTACACATTCAACACAATGACTGCGGCTCAGCCTGGGGCGGGCACAGTCAATTTCGGAACAGTCCAAGGAACAACTAGCGCACATGGTGCGTTTATGCGGACGTTTCAGCATTTCCCGCTGTTTGGGACGTTCCCGCTTGCAGTGGAGTTTCATGTCGGGCAATTTACCGCCGCTTTAACCGCTAATGAAGTGTGGAGGATGGGTCTTGGACTGCCCACCGCCGCCACTACAGCGCCCACTGATGGCGTTTGGCTGGAAATTACTTCTGCCGGTGTCATTGGCTCAATCAGCTTTGCCAATACCACAACGCAGACAGGCACGCTGCTTGCACTCAACAGCCTGACTGTCGGGGATCTGGATAAATTCATTATCGTAGTTGGCGAAAGAACTATAGAGTTCTGGCGCGATAACACCTTGCTTGGCACTCTGTCTGTGCCAAACGCAAATGGACAGCCATTTGTAACAACGTCTCTGCCCGTGTTCATGCACAAATACAACACGGGAGCAGTGTCCAACACAAATACCATGCGCGTGGCTGATGTGAACGTCACGCTTATGGACGCGCTGACTTCGCGTGATTGGCCTACGCAGCTTTGCGCTTTGGGGCAGATGGCGTACCAAGGCCAAAACGGTGGCACGATGGGGACTACGGCATTGCTTCCAAATGCCACCGCTGCCACCACTGTTACAGGCACTGCGCTTTCGCAGACGGTTGCTATTGCAACTGGCTTAGGCGGGCAAGCTGGAATAACAGCCGGCGCTGCTGGTGTTGATGGGTGCGTAACCGCCTTTCAAAACCCGATTGGCTCAACAACGCAAACGCCTAGAAATTTGATTATCAAGGGCGTCCGTATTGACTCTGTGAACATTGGTGCTGCTGTGGCTACTACAGCAACCGTACTGCAATGGTCATTGGGCTTCGGGGCAATTATTGCGGCGGGCACTTTGCCCTCGCTTGCGCAAGCTGAATCCGCCTCATTTACCACGGCAACGGCCAAAGCTTGGCGGCGTATTCCGTTGGGGCTTCAGTCGTGGGTGGTTGGCGCTGCCATTGGTGCGGCTGCGGAGCAAATCACCATAAACTTTAGTGCGCCGATAGTGGTTCACCCTGGGCAATGGGTTGCAGCGGTTGCGAAATTCATTGTAGGCACGGCGACGGCTTCTCAGGTGATTTGGGCAACTGTGGCTTTTGATGCTTATTACGAGTGAACTTTTTTGGCGGCTCGTTTTTTGGCGGCGGGTTTTTGGGGGAGTTGGAGGAACGTGCTGACGCTGGCCCTGCTGGTGCAGGGTCAAAGCATCGGAGAATTCACCCGCGCTACATATACGAAAGAGACGAAGAGCCGGAAGAATTGCCGGTATTGGCGTTAAAGACTAAAAAGAAAAATCGTGTTGTTGTAACGCCGCTAGTAGAGTTTTTGTCTCCTTCGTTTGACATGAAAAAAGCCGCCTCTGTCTTTGAAGATGATGACATTGAGGTTTTGTTACTAACGATTCACTAAGGCGACATGGACCAAATCTCTAAAGGGCAACAGGCGGCGCGGATTCTTGACGATCCGGTGGTAAAGGAAGCGATCGACACAATCAAGCAAGAAATCGTTGAGCAGTGGGCCGCAACACCCGCTAGGGACGCAGAAGGCCGGGAGTGGGTCTGGAGACATTACAAGGTGGCCGAGCGGTTTGAAGCCATGCTTCGCGGATACATAGAGACAGGCCGCATAGAGTTCATGCGAGTCGCTGAGAAAGAAAGTTTTGCAGCAAGAGTCAAGCGGGGAATTCGCTTGGCATGAATCGGCGTTATCAGTTAGCAGCGCACATGCTGGCAGGATTAGAGCGGGTGAATGGCTCTCCGGAAAGCAGGCGGGCAATTGACTGGTATTGCTTGACAATTCCAGAGACAAAGCGCCGCTTAAGGGAAGACCACGCATTGCGGCAACGGATGTCTAACCTTGTGGATTGGGTGCAGGAGTATGAAGGGCACCAATAAACAAGACGCATCGGTGGTATTCCTTAAAGGGCAATTGTGGGGTGGGATTTGTCCCTTTTGCTCAAGTTGGAAGCCACATGTCATTGCTGATTTTGATGATGGGATATTTGCTTGCGCCGAATGTGGTGCATACGGCAAAGCCGAATTATCTGAGCAGCATCACGAACAGGTTCCAGCAGTCGATGTCTGGAAGTTAAGAAGGTTTATGTAGTTAACCGCCACTGTCGGGATGACAGAGGCAAGAGGGCCGGTTCCTTCGGGGGCTGGCCCTTTCCTTTTATGGAGCAGGAATGGACGACCAAGCGCAAGCAGTCGAACCGAGCATTGAAGAACGAATCGCAGCAGCATTAGGGGGTGAGCCGGAAACGGTGAATCTTGAACCTCCGCCCGGACATGAGTTGCCCGGAAGCGAAGAGGAAGCACCAGAGCCTCAAGGCGAACAAGAGCAGGAAGCGCAGCCCACAGAGCAGACTGCCGAGCAGGAAGAGTCTCCAAAGTGGGATGAG